GAAACCATTTTCATTTATTCTTTGGATGTTATCTAAACAAATGTTAGGAGAAACAATGGAAAAAATTCATTTGAGTAGTTACTACAAAGGTGGTGATGAAAATGAGTTTGAAAATGTTCGAGAATATCTTCGACTACAGGCTCAAAACAATAGATTCTTTTCTCAGAGTTAGTATCCCCACACTTGTCAGTGTAAGAGAGATGAATACCCTATAAATCTCTCACCGTAAAAAAAGGGGAGCAAGGTTACCCGCTCCCCTTTTTTATGCGCTCTACATTGTAGGATGTGTAGAACTATTCCGTGTCCTACTTACGAAATAAACCCACCAACACCAACAAGGCGACAAGTCCAGCGAAGCCTGACTCGCCGAACTTATTAATGATGGATGTGAGGTTACCTATAACATTCACGCCAAAGATACCAGACCCAAAGATTACTTCAGATAAAGCACCTATAGCTACAAAGGACATTAATAGATGACCTAAATCATCAATATATCCTTTGACTTGTGTTACGATTTCCTGCATTGGTTTTCTCCCGTTAGTTAACAAAAAAAAAGGTCACACGATTTTAAAAACCGAGTAACCTCTATAATAACTATATGGTAAATGAATAATATTTTCAATATATATTTATATATTGATATTTTTTTTGTAACGTATATTTATAAGAGACAACATATAGGTAAATCATGGCTATTGACTACGAAATCTTTGATGGAAAATCTCTTTCCTCATTATTCAAAGATATATACGATAACACAGAATTTAACAGAAAACAGTTAGAAGTCTTAACAAAAGAACTTGTACAGTTTATAAAAGACGGAGACACTGCGGTACAGATAGTGCCGATGATAAAAGAATATTTAGAAATAAATGTTCGTAACGATGACCAACTTGTAAAGATGGCAGGTATCGTACAAAGATTAATATCTGCAGAGAATAAAGCAGGTAGTGAGGATGAGTTTGGTTTATCTGATGAAGAAAAGAGTCAACTATTATCAAACCTCGAAGACTCAGTAAAAGATATACAAGAAGAATCGGACAAAATACATAATAGAATCGAATCCATAAATAACTAATGTCTTACAGAAAAAAAAATAAAAGTGATTTAACCACAACAAATCCGTTAGGTAGACTACCAACTGGTCGTGCCATAGGTGCATACATAAAATCAATTATCAACAACTCATTGTACGATTTTCATGAGTGGGAAGCATTTCGTGTAACAAAAGTATTTACAGATAGGACAAGTGATTTAAGAGGTGCGGTTACAGGTCAGTTTGTAATAGAACCAAATCAAGATGTTCTTGGTGGAGTTGTTAGACCATTTTTTGGAAATGGTATTTTACAAGTACCTGTAGCAGGTGAACACGTAGGAGTGGTAGAGTTTAACGGTAGACATTACTATATCGGTACTATCAATCAAAAGGGACAGATAAGAGAAAACACTTTAGTAGATAAACCTTATCCTTTACCAAATCTAAAATTTTCTGAGGATGATACTTTTAAAAGAAAAGAAATAAGTCCTATAAATATAACAGAGGGTAGCACATTATACGAGGGACGATTTGGTCAATCGATACATTTTGATAGAAATAAAGATAATGATTTACCTGTTATTAGAATAGGTGTAAAAAGTTCTAATAAAGTATTAGGTGGTATTGCAGTGCCAGTAGATGATTCTTTTGAAAACTCAGATTCGATGATAGTCTTGACAAGTGGTGGTGAAAAGTTTTCTAAGAATAAGTTTGAAGATGGTAAGATTGATGGAAAAAAAATACTATTAAAGAGTGACGGAATATTTATAGATGGAGAAGTTAGATTAGGTACTGCCGTAGAAACCGATTTACAACCAGTTGCAAAAGGTGATACGGTAAAAGAAATATTAGATGATATCGTTGATGTTTTATCACAAGTTTTACCGATAGCTATAGATAACACTCAAACACCTATATCGACAAAAAATCCAGCGTTGTTGACAAAGATTAATAGTTTAAAGACTAAAACAGAAAATATTTTAAGTACAAAAGTAAAAACACAATAGGAGTTATTATGACTAAAAAAGACCTTGTAAAAATAATACGAGAAGTGGTCAAACGTGAAGTCCAAAAAGAAGTAAAAAAGATATTTATAGAAGAACAAGTATCTAAACCAACAAAAGTTATTGAACAAAAAGTTCAACAAAAGAAAGCTTACACAAAGAACAAATCACTTAATGATGTACTTAATGAAACAGTTGGTTTAACAAAAACACAAAAAAATCAAACAGAAGAATATCCAACTTTAGGTGGTGGAACTTTCGACACAAGTCGCATGGCTGAGTTGATGGGTTATGGTCAACCTGAAGAAGCTAAGAGAGATATGGTAGCAGTTGATACTTTGAAAAAAGCAGGTAAATCAGTCAACGATGTACCAGAAGCATTAACAAACGCTTTGACTCGTGACTACAGTGACTTAATGAAAGCTATGAATAAGAAAGGTGAGTAATGGCAGGAGCCAGACAAAACGATTTAAATCCTAACACATACATTGGTTTAGCTTTACCTTTAAAGTCAGACAATAACAATGTGTTTCAACTTACAAAAAGTTCATATGACCAAGTAAGACATAATCTAAAAAATTTACTTTTAACTCATATTGGTGAAAGAGTTTACCAACCAGAGTTTGGTAGTAGGTTAAGAGAAATATGTTTTGAACAACTTGATGATAGTTTACCAGTAAGAGTTGAAGATGAGGTCAGAAGAGCAGTTGGTTTTTGGTTACCTTATGTTAATATCGAAAGCGTTGAAACACTTACAGAAGAAGATAACAAATCAAAGATATTTGTTAGAGTAACATTCTCTACAACTTTAAATAGTGAGACTCTTCAACAAATAGAGTTAGATGCATCATACACTGCGGAGAGATTATAATGGCTAGAACCTCAAGTAAAAAAAATGTTGTTAAACCAGTAAACTATCTTAATAAAGACTTTAGTGATTTTAGAGACAATCTGATAGATTTTGCTAGACAATACTTTCCCAACACATACAATGATTTTAACGAAGCGTCACCAGGTATGATGTTTATAGAAATGGCGGCTTATGTTGGTGACGTACTTTCTTATTATATCGATTCACAATTTAGAGAATCACTTTTAGCATACGCTGAAGAAAAAAGAAATGTTTATACGATAGCTCAATCGTTTGGATACAAACCAAAAACTACTACACCAGCATCTGCGGTGTTAGATGTTTTTCAAACAGTACCAGCACTAAATGGTTCACCAGATTATAGATACGCTTTAAATATAAAAGCTGGTGCTACTGTTAAATCATTGTCAACTGGTAAAACATTTAGAACTTTAGAAGACGTAAACTTTAACGTTAGCACAAAATCAGATGCTAGAGTATCAACTATTTTTGAAAGTGATGGTGGTACACCAACAAAATATTTATTGAAAAAACAAGTTCGTGTGGAGAGTGGTGAGATAGCAACAGAGTATTACACCTTTGGTTCAGCACAAAAATATCAAGAGATTAAGTTAGGTAACAACGATGTTATAAATATCATATCTTGTAAAGACGATGATGGTAATGATTGGTATGAAGTGGAGTCGTTAGCACAAGATACAATCTTTATAGACATGGAAAATAATTCTACTAATGACCCAACCTCGGTCACTAATAAAGATACATCACCTTACTTACTTAAACTAAAAAAAGTACCAAAAAGATTTACTACATTTATCGATGAAAACGAGAATACTTTTTTAAGATTTGGTGCAGGAGTATCAGATAATCCTGATGAGGAGATTATACCAAATCCTGATAATGTTGGTTCTAACTTACCAGGTAGTCCAACTAAACTAGGTGTAGCTTTTGACCCAAGTAACTTTTTAAAAACAAAAGCATTTGGACAAGCACCAGCTAATACTACTCTCACAATAAAATATTCTTATGGTGGTGGAATAGATGATAATGTTGCTAGTGGTGATATCACGGAATCAACAGCCATTGAGTTTCAAATACAAAGTGAAAACTTATCAGGTGCTTTGATTGCAGAATCACAAAACTCAGTTTCATTTACTAATCCAAAACCTGCTAGTGGTGGTTCAGCTGGTCAATCAATAAGAGAAGTTAGAGATAGTGCTTTAGCTTATTATCAAGCACAACAAAGAGCAGTAACTAAAGAAGACTATATTGTAAGAGCTTACGCTTTACCAGCTAGATATGGTAACATAGCAAAAGTACATTTGATGCAAGATGACCAAGTAAACACAGCTTCACAAGTAGATGATTTAGATAGATTGGTAACACAAGATGATGTTGATAATAAGAGAACTCTTAGAGCTTTAACAAGTAGAGTACCTAATCCACTTGCTTTAAATATGTATACTTTAGGTTACAATAGTAACAAAGTTCTTGAACCATTATCTTTAACAGTCAAAGAAAATCTTAAAAACTATCTATCTGAGTTTAGATTGGTAACTGATGCTGTAAATATTAAAGACGCATACATAATAGATATAGCAGTTGACTTTGCAATACTCACAAAAATAGGATATAATAAAAACGATGTGTTGTTAAGATGTGTATCTACGTTAAAAGAATTTTTTAATATCGATAACTGGCAGATAGGTCAACCAATAATAATGTCTGACATTGTGTATGAGTTATCTTTGGTTGAGGGAGTAGCCGCAGTTACACAACCAATAGAAAATAATCCTGATAAGTTACCGATTGTAATAACAAATAAGTTCAAGAGAGCAGATGGATATTCAGGTAATACTTACGACATACAAAGTGCAACTATTAACGGAACCATTTATCCAGCTTTAGACCCAAGTATATTTCAAGTCAAGTTTCCAAACACTGACATAAGAGGTAAAGTTGTTGGTGATAACCTTGGTGTAACGGAGTAAACTAATGCATTATTTTGTTTTTTCAGAAAAAGACGCAACAATATATCAAGCTAGTGGTAGTATGAATACTGGTCTTGATGAGATATTAGAGGTTAGAAAAGATATAAGTCCAACAGGCGATACTATTAATGTGTCTCGAACTTTGATAGAATTTGATTTAACAAGAATCACACGTGAAATAAACAGAGGAATTATAAAAAAACCTAAATATTTTTTAAACCTATTTGATGCAAAACCACAAAGTTTATCTGTTAGTCAAAGTTTACACGCTTACCCTATCAGTGGTTCTTGGACAATGGGACAAGGTAGAGTTGATGACAATCCATTAACAACTGAGGGTTGTAGTTGGAACTTTAGAGATGGTAAAGCTAGAAGCACATTGTGGAGACCACCGATAAGTGCTTCAGGTGGTAACTGGTTTACAGGTAGTGGATATGAGGCTTCTCAATCTCTTACACATAAAACAAAAGATATTAGAATGGACGTAACAGATATTGTTAACAAATGGGTAAGTGGTTCAATAGATAACAATGGATTTATAATAAAAAGGTCTGGCAGTTTAGGTCTAATCACAACAGGTAGTAATGATGATGAGGGTAACTCTAAACGTTTTGGTAACCTTTCGTTTTTCTCATCCGATACACATACAAAGTTTCCACCAACTCTTGAAGTTCAGTGGGATGATTCTGTTTGGTCAACAGGTTCTTTATCAGCTTTAACATCAACAAACTTAGAAGACATGGTTCTTTACATGAAAGGTTTAAGACCAGAGTATAAAGAAAAATCAAGAGTAAAGTTTAGAGTTGTTGGTCGTGAAAGATTTCCTGAAAAAACATTTGATACCACACCAAGCACATTGACTGTAAAATATTTACCAAGTGGTAGTGCAACTGGTGATGGAACATTTTACTCATTAGTTGATGCTGAGACTGAAGATGTTATCGTACCATTTGGTAGTGGTTCAAAAGTAAGTTGTGATTCACAAGGAAACTTTTTTAATATTGATTTGGATGGTTATCAACCTGAAAGATTTTACTCACTACTTTTTAAAGTTGTAAGTGGTAGTGGTACAAATCAAGAAATGATTCAAATCTTCGATGAGGGACATACATTCAAGGTAGGAATCTAATGCCTTATACAAAAGAAGAATTAAAGAACGTTGATTTTTATACTGATTTTGTTGACGATTTAAGAAACAAATATCTAACAGAGTTATCATCCTCTGCTCAAATAAACTTTAGAGATGATAATAATGTTTTACTTTCTTATGAGGATATTTTAACAAATGATGGTATTGAAAACGCTGACATAAATAATAGTTTATATAAACCATTTATTACAGAAGACCAAAGAAAAAACTCAGTGACAACCTCTGGTTTAAGATATCCAATATACACAAAAGGACAAAATTTAAACGCAATAGTCAATCGTAACATAGAAGAGTTATCACAACTATCTGTTACAGATTTACCAGATGATGTCGAGGATGGTGATGTAATCACAAACAACGACCCATTAAGTCAAGATAGATTTTTAATAGAAAACGGACAAAAAAGATTTTTTACTAACGTCGGTATTTTTTACGCTTTCGGTAAAACGTTAAGAGACTTAAAATCAATAAGTCAAGACATCATAGACTCAATACCAAGTGGAGAGGACTTAATCTAATGGAAGTCAGATTAGAAGACAAAGATATTCAGATACTAGATACTGGCGCTAGAGCAAAACCAGGTGATAGACCTTTTGACTATGTTCAAGAGTTTAATCCTACATCGGACAATGATGTTGTTGAAGTATTAATACATGATGAAAATCAAAACTTTATTGAGAGTGGTGAAGTAGATACAGAAGATATTGTTATTTCCAAAGATGGTGTGACAATAAAAACTGGTGTTGTTTTAAGAAAAATGGGTTATGATAGAGGTAAGTATGTTGTCAAATATAATTTTTTAAGAAACTTAGCAGGTTCAAATAAAACTCTTTTAGTAGAAGAAAATGGCACACCATTTGAACCATTAACTACAACTGATGTTAACGGATTACAGGTACCAAACTATCACATAATGCCAGATGGAACTATTATGGATGGCCCAAATCATGAGGCTTCTGAAAACAAGATTTTAAGATTATTAGAGTTTAAATATTTTATACAAGAAATATCTTCAACAAGAAGAGAGATAAGAATACTACCACAAGAAATAAAAGACAAAAAATATATTAGTGATTTTCTTAGTCTACCAAGTGGACAAAAAAGAGTGCAAATAAATAATATTGCTAAGTTTAAAAGTGATGGTTTGGGACAACCATCTGCAGACCAAAGTTTACAAATAGAGTTAGACAATGGTTTAAATGTTTTTCCACAAATGAAAGGTGGACTAATATACTTCAACAATGCATTTATAGAATCAGAAATAAGAGAAGTTCCTATACGAGATTTGGATACACGGACAGAAGAGTTAGACTCAGAGAATGTACAAAGTAGATTTTTAATAATAGGTGATAATGGTAGACAGTTTAAGGGTGATAAAAGTTTACAAAAAATACACGACTTCTTCAGTCCATTAGAGTTAGAAGCTGGTAACTTAAGAGATGAAGGTACAAATAATATAGCCTATGAGAGTGACAATAGAAGTTTAAGAGATATAAGATGGTTAAACGAAAATATATTTCAAAAAGTTGACTATACAGCTGAAGGTGGTGGCACAGAATCACCTGTTATATTAACATTGAGAAGTATATCTGAACGACCACAAAACGTTTCCTTTTTATATGAATGGGAAATATTTGGTTTTGATAAACAAGGTAACAGTTACAACAAGATAACCACTAAGATACCTGGTACTTCAGGTGGTGAGATATTTATACCATCACAACCAAACTCATTAAGCACGTCTGGCACTGATTTAAAAGAACTAACAATACACATTTATGGAGAGGGTGTTAGAGTTGGAGTAAGATTAAAAATATCATCAAAAGATGGATTAGTAAGTGAGGTATTTTACCCATCTTGTATTGAGGTGAATGGCTAATGTCTTTAATATTTAGTGACAACTTAGATTTTGATTCAACACCACCAAAAGCATATGTTGACCAAGATATTGAAGTAACTTTGGATGATTACGAAAACATTCAAGAGACGTATTCTTGGTTGGTAGAAAAACCTGATGGGAGTGTTTTTTCTGACTCATACTTTGATAATCGTGAAACGTTTTCTTTTAAGCCTGTTGATTTAGGTTTTAAAGAGGGTAGATATAAAATAGAGATTCGTTTTGATGAAGATGAAAATTCATTTAGAATACCTATATTTGAAATTTTTGATATAGTAGAAAGAGTTGATGATGGTGAAGTTAAAGTTACTAGAACTTTTGCACCATTTATATCTGAGATTACATCGGTTAATGATAACATCATCAATATTAGACAAAGCTGGTCAGATTATGGTAGACGTGCAGGATTTGTTGGTGAAAGAAATTTACCACAAGATTCTTTTGATAACATAACTATTTCTTATAAAAGAAACGATGTAACAGAGTTAAATACATTTTTACATTTAGGTGATAACAATAAAATGTTAATCACAAATATTAAATCCGATAAAGATTTATTTCCTGATTCTCCCTATTCAAATATTTTAAAACTTTACCAACCATTAGATGAGGATATACAAGAGTTAGATGGTGTTTACATTGTAAAAGAGGTTTTACCACAAATAACAGAAACAGTAGAACTATTTCCTTATGAACAAGAAGAAGAAGACCTTACTGTTTTAATACCACCTGAGAGTGCACCAAGAGATTCTCAAGTAACTAATAGACAAACACCTTTTCAAAATTTTAATGATTTAGTTACCACTGATAAAAGATTACAAAAAGATATTGAAGACAAGTTTATATCAGGTTCAGATGGTGTAGAACTAAATGTAGATTACACAAAGTATGATGACTTTGTCAACTTTAGTTCGGCACAAAGAAGATTAGAAAATTTTAAATACAAAATACAACTTATTGAGGGTTACACTGCAGAAAGTTCTTCTAACGCCGCTTTGACTGGTGGAGCCTCAGATGCTTTAACTTTTGAAAATCAAATCAGAGATACAAAAAATAAATTTGATGGTTACGAAAAGTATTTGTACAATATAAGTTCTTCTTACTCAACAAGTTCTTTGGGTGAGACTTTTGATTCCTCATGGCCAAAAACTGGTGCTGGAACTTACGATAGTCCTTATGTGCCTGTTACTTCATCTAATGCAGATTTTACAAGTTGGTATGGTTCTGTAGAAACTAAAACTGGTCAAATATATTCTGCATCACTATACGATTTAGAAAATCCAAACAGACTAATAAATTTATTACCAGAACATATTACTAATGATAGAGAAAATAAACCTTTCTTAGATTTTATGGATATGGTTGGTCAACACTTTGATGAGTTATGGTTGTATACTAAAAACTTGTCTAGTGTTGTTGATAGGTCTAATAAGTTAAGTGAGGGTATGTCTAAGGATTTAGTTTTTGCAATAGCAAAATCTTTAGGGTGGGACACACAAGATGGTAAAGATTTAATCGAGTTAAGTAGGTTTGGATTTGGACAAAAAGTTAGTGGTAGTGGTGAATATTCATTATACACTTCAGCATCTTTAGATTCACCTACTGAATCAGATATATCAAAAGAGATTACGAAGCGACTGATTACTAGTATGCCTTATATCTTAAAAACTAAAGGAACTAAAAACTCGTTAAAAGCTATAATGAACTGTTATGGTATACCAAGTTCTATTTTAAGAGTTCGTGAATATGGTGGTGCTAAAAATGATAATCAAAAACCACAATATGAAATAAGTAGAAAGTTTACTAGAGCTTTAGGTTTTAGGATTGGACAGTACGTCCAAACAACTTGGGATGATGCTCTTACCACGTCACGTAAACCAGAGACAGTCGAGTTAAGATTTAGAGCGTCTTCTGGTTCTAATCAAGTGTTGGTACAAAAAGATACAGAGTGGGCATTAAGACTTAAGGATAATGGTTCAGCTGATAACAATGGTAGTGTTAGTTTTATGTTGTCAGGTTCGGAGGGTTACAAAGAAGTTGAGTCCTCTGTTTTACCAATATATGATGGTGATTATTATTCTGTAATGTTAAGAAAACAAAAAATAGACACCGAGTTATTCCCAGCTGGCTCATCTTCTTTTGAAACACCTGCAAACGTTGGATTATTTAACCCACCATTTATAACAGGTAGTAACGCATCGGCAGAAAGAGGAACACTTAGGATAGTAAGTAGTTCAGGTGTTGCAAGAACAGGTACTAAATCACTTGAGTTTAAAAATACAGCGACTGCTGATGACCCTGGTCGTAATGTTGCATATTCATTTTTGTATCGGAGTAGTTCTCTACACCCAAGTATGAAAGCTGGTATAACCGATGCCACTGAGGGTGAAACTTTTACTCTAACTGCATTTGCAAAAGCATCTGCAAGTACAACCGATGGTGTTGGACAAATAGCAATCTACGAGTTGGACAGACATGGTGATGTTGTTAACTGGACATCAGAGAAAGATTTTCAAAATAGAGATGGTGGTATAAAAGGTTCACAAAAAGTTGGTCTGAATGAAACTGAATGGAAGCAACTCAAGGTTACTAAAAAAGTTAAGTTTTCAAACACCACACAAATAGGAATACAATTTTATAACTTACAACATGGTTCCACTATATTTTATGATGACGTTTCTTTAAGAAAAAATAATGATAATAGTGATACTTTATCTGATGCTTTTAACTACGACTTATTTGTAAAAAAATACGATGCAGGTTTAGATAGAATAAGTTTGTCTTCAAGGTCAACACTTATTGTTAGTGGTACTGCTTTACCATCTCAATCTTATAACGCATCTTGGACTGGCAGTGGTAATCTATTTATTGGTGGTAATGCAACAGCATCTTTTGGTTCGAGCAGATTTACAGGTTCTATGATGGAGTTCAGATTATGGAGTGAGGCTCTAGAAGAAGATAAGTTTGACAA